GCCGATGGCGCGCTGGTAGGATTCGTCGACGACAAGGCGGGTGATGTCGATCCAGTCGAGCATCGGCGCGGCGCCGAAATCCGCGGGCAGGGTGACGCCGGCGAAATCATCGGTCGCGATCGGCCGCAGAGGGGGGGGGCTTACGGTGCTCATGCGACCTCGCGCTCCTCTTCCGCCTGTTTCGGCGCGGGTTTGCGGCTGGCCTTCTTTGCGGCGGCCTTCTTCGCGCCCGTCTTGGCGAGCTTCAGCTTGACCGGCTTCGCGGCCGGTTTCGGTGCATCGCGCGGTCCGTCATAGTGCTTGCCGCGCAGCTCCGGCGGCAGCCAGGCGCCGGGCTCGCCGGCCTTGATGTTGGCGAGCCCGAACTCCACCGCGGCCGCTTTCGGCTTGCCGGCGAGCTTGGCCGCTTCGTCGGGGCTGACCGCCTCGGCGATGGCGCGCAGCACCAGGTGCTTCGGCGCGGATTTGAGATAATCGGCGAGGTCGAAGATCTGGCGCAGGTGAGCGTGGTATCCGACCGGCTCGAGCGCATCGATCAGCGCCAGATGTTGCTCGCCGATCGGATTGAGGGGATTGTGGCTGACCATATGCACGGCCTGGGCCGCGAGATGGGCGAGGGTACGCAGCAACTCGCCGGGCTCGAGGTGGTAGAGCCGGTCGAAAGCATCGGCGAAAGCTTCCGCTTCGGGGCGCGCGTCGTGCTCGAGGCCCTCCATGCGCAGGTGCATAGGCTGGCTCCAGCCGCCCCGGGAGAGGATGCCGGCGCCGAGCGCGGCCAGTGCGACCATAGGCTGCTCGCCGAAACTGCGCTGCACGGCGACGGTGATCTGCGTCGTCAGCCGCTCGACCAGAGCGGCTGAGATCGGCGCGGCGGGAGCTTCGGTCGCGGCGCCTTTGCCGCCCGTCTTGGCTTCTGCCGCCTTCTCGGCCTTGCGTATGGCGCGCTCGGCCTCGGGTTTCAGGACGCCGTATTTGACCTCGAGCTCACCGCCGCTGCCGATCGACAGGATGCAGCCGGAAATCGCCTTGTCCTTGGCGCTGGCCGTGCTCTTGGTGGTGACCTGGCGCCAGCTGTAATGCGCCTGTTCCGGCAGGTCCGCATATGACGCGGCCCAGCTCCAGCCCTGTTCGATAAGCTCGGCGGCCTTTGCTGCCAGTTTTTCGTCGGCGAGGCGCTTGGCGAGCACGGGATCGGAAACGATATGATGGTCGCCGAACAGATCCTCGCGGATCTCGCCGCCGGCGGCGATATAGGCGTCGCGGCCGACGAAGCTGACCAGTTTCCCGGTGGCTGCCGTCTTGTTCAGCCCCAGCTCCTGCTCGACGTTCCAGCCGGTTAGATCGTCAGTCTTGTGCAGTTTGGCGTAGACCCGCTCCTGATCCTCGCGGCTCGCCAGGGTAAAGGCGCGCACGACGCGCCGGCTGTGCGTCGGCTCGATGGTGCCATCACGCCATGCGTCGAGGATGACGGGGCTGAGCGTGCCGAGCGCGAGGATCCTCTGAACGCGTTTCGGCTCGATGCCGAAACGGCCGGCGATCTGCTCGGCCGACAGGGTCTCGGCGAGGCGCGCGAACGTCTCGAGCTGGTCGGCCTCGTGCGGCGGCAGATGCGCGACATTCTCGGCCTGGCTGATCTCGAGCGGGTCGAGCCCGTCTCGGATGATCTCGACGCGGATCGGCGTCTCGTCGGTGATCGTCGTGCCGTCGAAGCCGACAATGGCATTGTCACGCAGGTAGCGCAGCGCGAGCAGGCGACGGTTGCCGGCGGCGACATAGTAGACCGCGCCCGACTGGATGACCTGCAGGGCGTTGATCAGGCCCTGCGCGGCGATCATGGCGGCGAGGCTCTCGATCTCGGCATCGCGCATGGATTTGCGAGCGTTGATCGGTGGCTCGGCCTCGTGGCCGGGGTGCAGGCAGGCAAGCGGGACGGTGGTCATGGGCAGGTGCTCCTGAGGAAGGCTGTGCGGTAGAGGTGGAAGCGCTGGCGCCACTCGTCTGCGGCGCGCGGCCAGGGCCACGGCTTGATGGCGCCGCAGGACAGGCGGACACGCGGCAGGGACTCGAGTTGCGCGTGCCAGCGCATCGGCGGGCGCACCATCAGGTGGTCGCGCTCGGTCATCAGCATGCGCGCGTCCATGCGTTTGACCTCGGCCAGGATCTCGCGATGCGGCGGCCAGGGCAGGCCGGCGGCGGCGTAGATGGCGCGGTCGAAGGTGTGTTTGAGGCCGGCGATCGCCGCGGTCACGCCGGTGGCCGCCGTCTCGCCGAGAGCGGCCATGGCATAGCTGACAAGCGCGCTGGCGACCGGCGAGGTGATATCGCCGAGATAGGCCTCATGCGCATCGTGCAACAGGAATGCCAGGGCGATGTCATCGCGGCCGGTTTCGCGGCGCAGCGCGTCGGCGCCGAGCACGCAATGCTGGGCGACGGAATAGATGCCGCCGCGCGGGGCGCCGGCGAAGCGCGCCAGCCGTGCGAGCTGCTCGGGGATGTCGATCGTCAGGTCGATCGAGGCCGGATCGGGCTCGAGCATCGACACGGCGCGGCCGCTGGCTGATTGCATCCAGGGCCGTTGCAGGAGCGGCATCATAGGCCGGCCTCCCGGCGCACGCGCGCCGCCTGGACGCCGGCCATAACCGCGAGGCTCGATGCGGCGACGGCGATGCGGCCGAGGCGATCGGCGATCGCGGCATCGTCGAGCTGCTCCTCGCGCTCGAGCAGCGTGTGCAGGTCCTGCGACAGCATCAGGCCGGCGCTGTAGATGCCGGGCGTCAGCGGCGCGGACAGGCGCGCGGGATGCATGGCCGGCTCGTGCGCGTCGCGGTGGATGAGCGGGGCGGGCCGGGTCATTGTGCAAATCCGGCCTTGACCGCCTGCGAATCGCGTAAAGTGCGATCTGCAGCGACATTGACGTGCCGCTGCAGATCTATCGCAACCGCCCGCACAACCGGGAGATCACGAATGCAGGGAACCGGAACATGCAGACTATCCAGCGGGGAGACGAGGGGCTGGCCGCCGCCGGCGCCACCGCCGACGCCACCGAAACCGGTCAAGGCGAGCGGGGGCGGGGGCGGAGCGGGGTGGCCGCCGCCGGCCCATTCGCCGGTAGGGCCATGCAGTTCCATGTCGCTGCTCGCCAGCAGCCTCTCCACCAGCCCGCTCGTGTCGGTGGCAGGGAGGGCGGAGGCAACGGACAAGGCTGCCGTGATGGCTTCGACAAAACCCGGTCCAGGGCCGAGCTTGCCCCCATGTCGGGCGTGCCATGCCTGCCAAGCGGCGGCGATCATCTCAGGCGTGACGCGCGCTCCCGCCTCCAGCGCCTTATCCATGGTGGGGCTCCTTGAGATTGGAGACGACCCACGCCCTCATTCGGACGAAGCGCTCTTCCGGCGTTTCCTTCCACGGGCCGGCCTCATCGTTCATCCAGAAGATTTCTTGCGCCAGCGGCGTGGCGATATCGAACTTGGCGGCGACCGTGTCGTAGTCTTCTGGGTCGAGGGCCTTCATGTCGACGCCGCGCTTTTGGCCGACTGTTCCGAGAGCGCAGAACGAGCCTTCTGCTTCGAGTTCGTAGGACACCAGACGCTTCTCAGGGAGGGCGTCCATGGCGGCGAGCATTTCCCGCAAAACGGCTTGCCCGCGCTTGCCTCGGAGGGCGCTGGCGACGGCGCCGCGCCACCTGATGAAAGACCATTGGTCGTCCATATCGTCGATGTATCCAGACCGGCTCATCACACCGCCTCCTGTGCTTCGAGGGCGCGGAAAAGGGCGAGAAGAGCGGCTAGGGGGACTGTGGTGCCGCGAACGATGTCGTCCTCGGAGAAGCCCGCGCCGCCTGCCATGTTGCTCTGGTAGACGCCGGCATATTTGCCGAGCGCCGCGTCGTCGCCAACGGTCCACTCCCACCCCGGCAGCACGCGCTCGATCAGCGCTAGGCAGGCGTCAACGGAGGCGGTCGGGTCGCCCTCGTCGGGAATGTATGAGCAGATGTCGAGCGCCTGGTAGATATCGACGGCAAGCTCTTCGTCCGGCCCTGTTGCGGCTGTGAGCCGGGCAATGATGTCAGCGTGGGTCATGGGCGGGGCTCCTTGGTCAGTTCTCGGCGAAGATCAGCGAGCAGCAAATCCAACTTTGGAAGCCACTTCTCGGCGCTCTCGCGGTATCCGTCATTTCCGCTCGATCGGTGCATGTTGGTGAGGGCATGGACGTTCAACAGCGCCTGGATCATCAACTCGGCGTAGGTGGATGCGACTTCGCCCATGCTACCGTCCCTCCTTTGCGGGCGGGGCGGCAATCGCCGCTTCGCGCATGGCCTTGACGGCGGCATTGAGGCAATCCTTGCGCGTGTCAGCCCGGAAGTAGCGATCTTCCCAGCCGGTCCATGACGCATTGATCACGACGCACTCGTTGGGCAACCCGTTGAAATCCGGGTTCGGCGAGCAGAATGCAACGGTATCGCCCTCTCCATCCGTTAGCTGGTCAATGAACGTGTCCGTGGAAGGCTGCGCGCTCGCGATGTCCTGCCAGCCGTCTCCGCTCTGGCCCATCAGTGCGAGGATGGTGGCGGCACGGTCGAGACGCTCGATCTCGGCAAGGATCAGGGCGCCGGCCTTCACCAGATCGCGGCGGCGGTCCTTCGGCTTCCACCATAGCCAATCCCACGGCCAACGCGCAGGAGGTGGAAGCTTGTTGATGTCATAGCTGTCGCCGAACATATCCTTGTCGGCATGGCGCTGCATGTAGCACCAAGCGGCCGTCAGCATTTCCCCTTTATCATGGGCATCGTCGTGCTCGGGCGTCCAACCCTCGGCCTCGATCTGCCGGTGACGCTCGGCCAGCACGTCTTGCGCTGCCTCCGTCTCCCGCGCGGGCTGGGGAGAGGCTGGCAAACCCTCGACCATGTGGCGCACCATGGCGGTGGCCTGTACGCCATCGAGCAGGTTGGTGCCGACTGGCTCGTGCTTGCCGGGCCACGGGGTGCCCTCACCATAGGTCTTCTGGAAGCTGATGCCTCCGTCAGGGTTGAAAGTTTCAGGCAGCTTCCACATGAGGAAGCGCTGCACCATGTGCTTGATCTGCGCGTCGTCCAGCGCTGCCGGGATGGTGACCGTCGCGTCGCCCTCTGGCTCGTTGTCCCAGGCCACCGCCTCCGCGAACTTCTCGACGGCGCGATCAAGCTGCCGGATCGCTTTGGCAGACTGGTCCTCGTAAGCAACAATACGTGCTGCGATGATCAGCTCACGGATATCGGCGCCGGCCGCCTGCGCAGATGCGGCGCGCATCTGCTGGATCTCGGCCTCGACAACGTCCGAACTGACGCCCTGGCTCTCGCGCTGGGCGCGGAGCATCTGTTCGCGGTCGATGCTCATTGCCGCGCACCGTCGGCGATGATGCGGGTGATCGCCTCAGCGAGCTGGGCGGCCTCGAGCCCGTGCTCCTCGACCTCGTCGCGCGAGAAGCCATCCTCATACAGCCGCCAGTCGATGGCCTCGCCATGCTCGGCCTCGAGCCGCAGCATGGCGAAGGCCATGGCATCGCGGCGCAGAACGTCAGGCCGGGAGAGGCCGCGACGGGTCGCATGCAGCATCATCTGGCCAAGCGTGGCGCCGGAGCAGAGCGGCTCGACGCCGTAATCGCGCGCAATCACCTTGGTGCGGGCGATCAGCAGCACGTCGGCGAGCGCCTCCTCACGGGCGAGGCTGACATAGCGGCGCACCAGGGCGCGGCAGGCGGCGCGCGAGGGGGCCAGCGGATCGAAAGCCGGCGCCTGCGCGACCGGCACGGGTTCCGGTTCGACGTCCGGCACGCGCGCGCGAATGACGCGGAGCTGGGTGCGGAAGACCTGTCGGGCTTTGATCGGGGTACGGCGGGGAAGCTCGAAAGCGATTGACATGTGCCTCTCCTGTGAAGGTGAGGCACATGATTTCGGCAAATCAGAAATCAGTCAATGAAAAATTTCCGAGAAACGGAAATCGCTCATTGCGACTACCCTGCGCGAGATGCTCTTTCGCGCTCGTCGACAAAGCTCGTCAGCAGCTCGATGCTCGGAAATGCCAGAACGCGATCGCCGACCAGCACGTTTATCGCGCCGCCGGATGCGGACTGATACGGATAGCTCCGGTAGACGCCATCAACGCGGAAATCCGACGATGCGGCTTGCGACGAGGGCTGACTCGGTTGGGTGCGTTCGACGCCGGGGCGCGGAAGCATAATTGCATGGGTTAACGCGATGGGCAGAAGCCAGAAGCCATATAGCCACCAATTGGAGGCGGTGCGACCTTTGAATCCGGCAACGATTGCGGGGATGAAAGCGAGCACTATGTCAAAGATGAACAGAAATCCCGGGAAAGGAAGACTATACCTCTCTCCGTAGAGGATGATCCAGGCAAAAATGCTCAAAAGCCACGCGGAGATTACAAGTACCGGGTGGCGGTCGGAAAATGTTTCGGTCTGGTTGTTTTCCATCGCGCAGCCCCCCTCTTCGGTCCACTCTTTAAAACGGGGCCCATCTGCCAATTACCAGCCCCGTAATTTCGACCGTGGTGCCATTCGTATCGTCGCGATCATGCAGTTTTGTCACGCAGATCGGCTCCTGAAACCTCTCGTCATCGGTGCGAGGCCAGAGCTCAAAGCCTCCGTCAACAATCATCAGCTGCTTCACAGTACGTTCAAGGGTCTGACCGCGCCTTCGTTCGACAATCACGACGTCGCCGTCGTGGGGCGCCTTCCGAGCCATCCAATAGGGGACGGCCAACACAAAATCCCCATCAAAGATGCGCAGACCGCTCATTGAGGGGCCTGCGACCTTATAGGCGAACTGTTCTAGATGCGCCCATTTGCCAACCGTCGGAATTAAATCCTCGTAAGGAGATTCGTCGAAGTATTCGTATTCCATCCACGCGCCCGCTTGAACAAAGCCCTTCACCGATACAGACCTTACCCGGTGAGGTACTTCCGTCGCCGTTGTGTGGAGCGTCGGCGAATCAATCTCTAGGTAATCGGAAATGAGTGGGAGCTCGGCAAGCCGAACAGGCCGCTCCCCCTTGAGGATCGCGGTTACTACCTGATTGCTCCGGTTAATTGCTCGAGCAAGCCCGGACTTTGATTTTCCGGGCTTTTCTAAGCCCCTCTTGATCCATTCGACATCACTCATGCCGCGATTTTCTGCAAAACAGAAATCAACGCAATTCGGATTATCAGAAACATGGCTTGACAAACGTTTCGGCAAAACAGAAATAATGCCGCTCATGGAACCTGCCCGATCGATAATTCAGAAGCTAGGTGGAGAATCCGTCGTCGCGGAACTGACGGGCACCGCATACACGGCGCCTTACCGCTGGCAGCATCCGCGCGAGAAAGGCGGGACGGGAGGGATGATCCCTCAAAAGCATATCCCGGTCCTGCTCAAGTTCGCGATGGATCATCATATTCCGCTCTCGGCATCGGAATTCTTTTCCGTGGAAGCCGTATGAGGACGTCCGTTCTCGAGAGCGATCGTAGCACCGGGCAGGCACTGTGTTGCATCCTGCCCGTGGCGCCGCCCGATGCTGGGCGTTTCCTCCCTGGACTTGCCCGAGGCTGGCTCGCCGGCCTCGGGCATCTTTTGGGTGAGGGCGCCGTAGCGGGCCAGCGCAACCAGCAACCGCACCCGCGCCGGCGACGGCGTCTCATGGTTCACCGCGACAACCTCCAGTTGGCGCAACGCTAAGCCTTGCGGGTGAGCCCCTCTATGGGTTTCCCCGTCGTTTTGACCCCTCGGGAGCGTGGCATGGTGGCTTTCGCCCATGCGGATATCTGGCGAATCAAGGCGGCGACGCGCGATCTGATCGAACGCGCGGGCGGTCAGGAACGCGCCGGAAATTGCTGTGGCTACAGCCAGACGCAGATGCAGCGTTTCGCCTCGACCGCGCATCCGGATGTCATCCCGATACCGGCACTGCTGCTGCTCGAGCGTGATGTTGGCGAGGCGATTGGCACTGCGCTGCTCGCCGAATTGCAGGCGCGGGCCATTGGCCGGGCGCCACCGGTCGCGTTCGAGGCGAGCTACGCGGCG